TATTGGTATGATGTATGCACTACATGGTATTGTTCCGTATGATGAACTGACAACATTTGCACAGGCTATGCCCGACGAATACAAAGACGATGATGTAGTCAAAGCCTACAGGTCTTACTACAAGTCTAAGCAACACAGTAAGGGCGGGGTGCGGTATGTGCGTACTGATGTCCCTACTTGGTGGGAGGTGACGGCGTGAAGAGATTTCCCAAATCGAAAGCAAAGATACAGGCATTGAACATTTGCATTATGCAGTACACATGTATTGAGGGAAGTGAAAGAGATTGGTTCAAAACATACAACGACGGTATGGACACTTTCGGTACACCTATCATTTGCACAGTGGAAGATATTGAATGGGCGATGGATTACTTATGGGAACGATGTCAAAAGGTGGAGGTGACGGCGTGATGTTGAAGAAAGATTATGAAGAAATGACGAAGGCTCTTGTTGAGGCCATGAATAAATTAGACCCGAAAGGGCATTTCTCGAATTGCACAGGTCATACAGAATACAATAGACACAGACAAGTGGTTGTTGATAGTGTTAGAAGCATCATGAAATCCTATGGCGTGGAGGTGACGGCGTGAACAAAAAAGATTTAGAAAAACAAATCGCATACTTGAAAAAGAAAATGGATTGGGAACATGAAGTCTTACGGTATATGGAAGACGAAGATTTCACATACAAAAAGTTCCTTTATTATAGAGATAATGCGGGTTGGTGTAATGAATGTGATTCCGTGTCAGTGAATGAACAGTATCTACAAGGAGGTAAGGTACTTGAGAATCCTAATGCTGATGGTGAATATGAATGCTATTATTGTTGGGAACAAAATGCGGAGGTGACGGAATGAACGATACAATACAAAAGATAGCGATAGACGCAATAACAATCATACAACATCTAGGTCAAGATGAATTGGCTAAGATACTTTTAGATAGATACGAGAGAGCGATAAAAGATGATAGGAATTAAATGTAAGAATAAACATACTAATGAAATAAAAGAAGTAAAACAAGTAAATCAAGTATATGGTAAACCTGTTTATGTATTAGAAAAAGAGAATGGAGAAAGAAACAATTGGAGTGAAGAATTATTTTTACTTCATTGGGAAGTGATACCATGAGTGATGATGAATGCCCCGGCTGTGAGGGTCGGGAAGGAGAATATGAGGATATGTGTTATGAATGTAAATCGGAAATTGATGGTTTGATTGCCGATAGATATTGGATAGCGAGAGGTAGATTGTAATGGAAGAAGAAACAGAAATAGTAACTACAGATGTAGATGATGATATGAGAGAATATGAAATAAAGTTAGACGGAGAATACCACACAGTAGTAATGGAAATATCCATTTGGGACTATGGGATTAACTGCCCAACCTGTAATAAAAATAACAGTAAAAATAAAATGTATCTGTTAAGTAACGGGCAGTATCTTTACAAAGGAGTGTGTTGTGGTATGTTCGGACTGTGTGAGGTCAAAGGTGAGGACAATGGATTGGCAACCGACAACTGAAATGATAACTTGGGGAAAAGAACATTTGGGGGCAATACCCGTAGACGGGGTATGGTCACCGGAGGGTAGTGGAGTACAATATAGAAAGACGGCGGAGAATACTTTCGCACTTATGTTTATGTACAATCATCCCGAATGTGAAGTACACCATGAAAGGTATAGAGAAATAATTACAGCATGCGGGTATGATATGCTTGAAGGTGATGGGGTACAGAAGATTACTCCACCACTTGACCCTATGGCTAGAATGCAACAAGAGTTTGAAATGAAGCAAGAGCAAGCGAGAGGATGGTTATGTCCATCTTGCGAGTACCCTCTTGCTAACTGTGAACTTGATGAAAGGGAAGATGTATTTGTAGAAACTATAGATGCAGAACTCACTGGTGGAGATAGCACTGAGATAGAGATTTGGAGTTGTAACATTAAGTGTACTCAATGTGATGAAGAGATTAAAATGAATCCCGATGATTACCATTTAATTGCGGGCGACGAACACTACATGCGTTGGCGTGTTGATGATAGTCATCAATTCATGGCTCTCACAAGAGGGCAGATGAAAGAGATGCAAGACGCAGGTGTACTCAATGGAGAAGTTCTTGGTAGTATTCATGATGGAAAGAAAGTACCTCCGTGGATGTGGGGTATATATGCTATCAAGAGGACTATAACTAAGAGTGAAGAAGATGAGTAGTTTTGAAAGAAATTATTGGGAAGATGATTCAAAAGTAAAGAAGTGGGCTTCCGGTAAAGGGAAGGCTCGTCTTGCTTGGATAAAGTGGGCAGGTCGCTATTGGGTGGACTTGCGAATTCTTAGACGAGAAGAAGATGGATACACACATACTAAACAAGGTATAAGATTATCACCGGAACAAGTGAGAGAGATGCTTCCTGTACTCAATGAACTATTACAAGATATTGATGATAAAGTAGAGGAAGATGAGAGGCATGACGACAAGGATATATCATCTTAATTGGTATCATCCTAATAGAGTATGGGTATTCAATGATGGGGCTTTGAAAGGTGACCCACTTTACTATGGCTTTGAAAGAATAACTGCTAATTTACTTGAAAAGTTGGGTGCAGTAATGTATCGTAAAGCCCATCGTACAGGGTGTAAGTTAATTTTGTCCGATAGAGAAAAACCAAATACTTTCAAATTTAATTTAATATCTAAGGATAGAAATGGTGCGAAATACAGTAACGACGAACTTGGTGCAGGGTGGATTGAGAGTGAAGCCTTGATAGGTACACCCGATGTACTCTTTGTTGGAGTTGGGGTGGATTGATGTTACTTAGTAGAGCAATAGTATTAGTTTCTAAGATGCCTAAGTTAGATGTTAAAGACATCACTAAAGAAGAGGCATACGAACTTTGGGAGTTCTTAGATGAGGAAAGAAAATTACCGATAACAAAAACAAGACTGAAAATAAACTTAGCAAAGGAATGTGGAGTATTCATAGAACAGTTAGATGCAGTAGCCAATGGTGCTTCACTAGCAGAAGTATTGATTATGGAATCTTCCGATAGTAAAACAAGTAAATTAAAACTAAAAGAAATTAAGAGTATAATTCAATCAGTGACAAGTGATGAAGAATGGATAATACCATTTTGTCACACTATGGATATTACCGAGGCCGAATTTGTTTGGCGGTGGGCTTTGAGTGAGCGTTGGCGTTCACTAAGATACCGAATGAGAAAGTGGGCTAAAATTAATTCTAAAATTAATGATGATATAATTGGTACATTTGAAATGATGGATGTTATATTTGGGTTGAGAAACAAACATTCAGTTGAGCAACCTGTTACAGAATTTAAAAGATTACAAGCATGGAATGGTATTGACATACCCGACAAGTATTGGTTTGTCAATGACTGTGGTACGCTGATGTTCTTAGAGAACGATATTGCAAGGAACAGAAACGGTGAGATAAACCGAGAATACACACCACAAGTGCAGGGTATTGATTCATGTTGGTGTTGGGTGGATGTACTAGGTACGACAAGATTACATTCTACAGAACAGGATGTACCATTTTCAAATTACAAAGAGCCTATGAATATTTCATGGCATGAGGCTAACAAGATTCTTTACAATTATCCAAAGGGTGGCTTCTTAATTCTTAATGATAATAATTATCATTTGTACACTAAGGGTACTAACGCTTTGATTGTTCAAGCCTTGTCTGTAAGACAGATAAAAAATACAGGGTACGAATTTATTTTAGGTGTTAAAGATGGTATAGATATTATAGATGTAGACAAGATGATGATAGAGAATTTACCGTTTGAGGTAGAGAGTGCGCTGAAAAGAAACAAAGTTCCTGTACAGAATACGCACACTAGTCATGATATACAGTTTTTAGTCATTGAAGTAGTGTACTCATGGCGAGCAGAAGATGGGTGGGGGTGGCGTTACATTACTACACTCGATGACGCATCCATCAATGAGATTGATGAGTACACTACTTACATATCTATGGTAGGTGTAGACAATGAGTGATACACTAAAGAACATAGGACTAGGTATTTTACTTTCTAAGATACGCTTCTCAGTATCAGTATCAAAGGTACACTTCGGATTCGGGTTTAGAGTTGACAAGTACATACAGTTAGACATTCAAGATGATAATACAAAGGCGGTTGTAAAACTATGGTGCGATGAAAATAATTTAACACTTAAATATCGTACTAAAAATAATGCAGATATACTCAAATGGTTGAGTGTAATAGAGCCATACGCTGAATTGTTACACGATAAGAAAGGGTACAACCGTATGTTGTGGGTAATTGATAATCCTATACCTAGAGCAAACCCTTCTACACCTACAAATGTGTTTCATGATTGGGTCAAAAAATGGGATGATATTGAAAATGATATATAAACCAATTAAGAAAAGAAGGTTGATGAAGATGAATTGGAACGAATTACTGCGACCTACCAAACCGGTAGAGATAGTAGGTAACAATGTCTTTGTCAAAGATTTCCAAGAATGGGAAAAAACGGGTGAGTACCCATCAGCCATACTGATACTTGGTCCTCCGGGTACAGGTAAATCTAGTGCGGCTAATGCGATAACACACACTATGCTAGGTCAATGGAATAACGATATGAATGTTCTGTGGACTAATGCTAGTGACGATAGGGGTATTGGGCATGTCCGACAGGAGATTAAACAATTCTGTCGGCTTAGTGGTATCAATGCGGTACGAAAGATAGTAGTCTTAGATGAGGCTGATGGACTCACCCACCAAAGTCAAGATGCTCTAAGGGGTATCATGGAGAAGTATGCTCACAAGGTTTTGTTTATCTTGACCGCAAACTATCCCGAAAAAATTAAACCTGCCATAAAAAGCAGATGTAAGATATATCAGTTTACCCCTGTTACTCCAAAGGAAGGTGCTAGACATCTTCTAAGAGCGACAGAATCATGCGGCGCACCTGTTGTATGGGAACAAGCCTATGAAGATGTAGTAGAGCATTTCAATGGTGACTTGAGGGCGGCTGTAAACTATCTTGAGAGTAGACCAAAAAATCAAGAGTTATCTTTTATCAAAACCACCGAGGCATGGTGGGATGATTTCAAGTTACATGATGATTACAATTCTCTTAGAGAGAAACTTAACGAGAACATGGTAACCGCAGGTAGCCGTGTTTACTTTATGAATAAATTTCACCAATACATTAGAGGGTACTTTGACAAGGACTCGGACACTGTATTCGCTATCATGTCCGTTTGGGGCGACATGATGGAGAAAGTACATGAGTGGCCGGGAACTGACAATGCTTTCGTGGATGTGTTGGTGGCAAGACTAAAGAAACAAATAGGTGAAATGAAATGAGTTGGAAAGAAGAAGATGAATACATAGACGAAGAAAAGAATAGTGATACGACATCGCAGGGTGGTTTCCCTGTACCTGTCGCCCAAAGAATGGTAGCATACGCTGAAAGAACCGGTAAGAAAATCGAAGACATAAAACAGATGTATATTGATTATATCAAAAATGAATACGGTGTAGAAGACTGGAAGCAAGAAGATGAAGACATTCTTATTGATTGGGCAGAACAAGTGTTTGTACAAACAAGAAAACAAACAGCAAGTACATCGGGAACATCTACATGGGTAGGTTGTTTCGTAGGTGTGGCTGATAGGACAAAGGACAGGCTTACAAATATTGTAAATGCTAATGTAAAATTATTCAAATCAAATCCTGCCGAAGCAATTGGTACAGGCAGACTAGGTGTATATGAAAAAGACGGTGGCCTATGGTCAGTGCGTAATAAAGAAGGACTACAACCACTTGATGAGTCAGCAGACAATGAACCACAACATGGTATCAAAGTTGGCGATGAATATGTATGTTTACTTACTCGTAAAGGTATGCCGTCACCACCAACAAGAATGGGTAGATATGCTTACTTCTTGGGTGGCGAAGAAGGTGACTTTGTAAAGAATAGTAACATAGAAGTATGGAAGGTAGACTTAACTGATGATAACAACAGTATGCACATAGACATTGGTAGACCATGTAAGATACCGGTTATACCTCCAAGAGAAGATGCTAAGGATTTCTTCAAAACAGTCTTGGGTACATACTCTAACTTTGAAATTAATTATTCGGATGAATTCGTGCCGGAAGAACTTAGACCATTACTTCAACCTGTAAACTACTGGACTAATGAAGAGTTCCATGACATGTATGTAAGACTTGATGACATCGAAGATGTCTTTGAAAGTAAGAAAGAGAAAACAACTATCGGCGGTAAAAGCGTTACATACGGGCCACTCATCATAACTAAGGGTACAATCAACAGTACGAACACTGAACCAAGAGATAGTGAGTATGACCCGGAAGGACACAATTACTTCATGTCACTCAGTAGCATCAACGGTGATGTAGACTGTTGGATTCCCGGTGCAGTTGGTATCATGTCTAATCCATTCCAAGCACATTGGGGAGAGCAAGCGTTTGACTATGCTGAAAACTCTACAGTGTTTGTCTTTGGTCGTCTAGGTATGAAAGACCGTGATGGTTTACTAAGTCCTAAGATTACAGTCATGGGTGTTTATGGACACCCTCGTAGATGTCGCAAGAGAGCAAGCGGTGGGAATACAGGAGTTGGACAATTTGAGTAAATATTCTTTAGGTCGTGGAGAACCAAGAAGTAATTTTGTTGCTAGAATTATTAATACTGAAAATAAAGCGATGACATGTTTTGAAGTTCTAAGTTTAATTGACAAAAGAGAATTTAGAAACGCTTCTCGTAAGAATGTAAGTGCTTGTTTAAGTGAAGCAGTGAAGAAAAAACTTTTGAGGAAAATACCAATACAAGAATACGGTATACAATCTAGGTTTAGATACGCACCTTATGTGGGTGTAGTAAATCCTAATTATTACTCTAAGCCTATACCTCAAACCTTCACTAAAAGTGATGATAAGGTATTAGATATAGTGAAAAAACAAATTGGAAATGCTATTGATAAATGTCCTAAAGGGATAAATGTAAAAGTAATTATATCAAACGAATCAGTTGAAGTAACATATTTTGTTAAAAGGAGTGATGAATGATGGCAGGTTTTGGACAGACAGTAAAATTACAGCAAGAGATTGAAAAGGTCGTAGATGAGGTTGGGGTGCAGAAGCCCAACAACGACCCGTATGCATCATTAAGAGCCGAGCAAGAATCCATGAGTCACATAATTAAGACTCATAGTTTTGCAGGTATCTTTGGTTTCGATGGTACAGGTAAGTCAGCGATTGTACTTGATGCATTCGATAAAGATGAAACTAAAATAAATGATTCAGTGCTACATGCAGTAGATTTTGATAACGGTGTAGGTATGTTAAATTCCGCTATCTATGACAACCCTAATGTCATTTCATGGAATCCGTGGAAGATGGGTAGTAAAGACAGGACAGCATACGATTATCCCGGTACACATCAGCGTGTTATGGACATCATGAAGTACATCATCAGCGAAGTAGAAAAGGGCGTTCCGGTATGGGGCGTACTTGTAAGTGGACTTGATTCATGGCTTGAGATATGTACCAACAACATGCGTATCATAGACTTAGGATTGGCTAAGGATGGTATTGATGCGGCAGACAATCGTGGTGCAGGTGAAGCAAAGCGTGTAGAGCGACAGTCCGATTGGGCTATCCGTAATACTCGGTTTCACCAACTAACAAAATTAAGTCGTGATTTAGTTAGACTCGGTGTTCGTGTCTATTGGGAAACTCACATGCGTTCAACTAACTTCTCTTACAAAGATGATGCGCCTGTTGTATGGCAACCGGAGTGGGAGAAAAAATCTAACAACTACTTACCTACATTGATTCGTATGGATGCTACTAATGAGTACAATGACGAAGATGAATTAGTATCTACTTCATACACTGCTACATACACTAAGTGTAAAACTAATCCATCCCTTGTTAATCAAACTAAAACAATTATGGTAACAACTACAGGAGAAGAACCGAAGTGGTACGGTCTACCCGACCTCTACGACGGTACTCTATGATACTCTTATGAGGTGGGTTTAGTGAGTAATAAGTGTAAAGGTGTTTCATTCGACCACAAGGAAGTTTTTTTCGTTTGTTCTTCCCACACTTCCCCACTTCACAAGGTGATATAATGGCACATGTTAAATCAATGAGTAGTATTGCAAAGAAGTACATAACTAATATAATGGCTGATGGTGAAATGCGTAACTTAACACAGATTATTGATGAGTTGTATGAAACTAGAATTTCTAGTGCTAGTAGATACATACCCACAAGGGCTGAATTAAATAGATACTTGAGAAGTGAAAATTATTCAAGTGAAATCCGTAGAGAAGTACACCCATTAGCATTACCACACATGAGAAACAAAAGCCGTAAAACAACATACTTTTGGAGGGAATTAGATGACAAAAATAACTGTTAAAAGAAAAGAGTTCATGACATTCCTTACATCATTCGGTAAAGGTGTACCCGACTTACGAATCAACTGTGCCGGTGGTCGCCTCACTGTAGAGGTAGCATACGCTTGGTACTACTTGAGGAAGCAGTTTCTTACTGATGTCAATGAAGAAGGTACACTACACATCGCTGATTTAGAGAAAGTACTTTTATTCTTAAAGTCAAGTAATCAAGATGAAATCACATTGAGGCAAACTCAAGAAACTAAACCACTGTACATTGAAGGTGGTGGGAACAAATTACAACTACCAAGCACAGATGATATAGAGTCAGCGACAAAGACTGTAGTGATTAGAAAACTAATCAAGGAATCACAAGAAGCAGGATGGTCTAGTTTCGGTCACGCTTCACTCAGTACACACGCTTCTGTTGCCACTAAGGATTTGACATCTCTTGCCGGTATGAGAGGTTTGGTATCGAAAGATACACAATTCAAACTACGCATACATTGTGGTGAGAATGAGATGGGTATAGTAGCAGGTAAGGCTGTGAGTGGTCGTTTGTTCACCACGCTTCCTGTATGGGATAGTGATGGCCCTGCGGCTACAGTAGAATCTAATTTCAGTGAAAAACTACCTATGTGTTTACAATTCCTTGATGATGAAGATGCTCGTATGCATCTTGGTAAAAGCACCTGTGTTATATTTGAGCAGACTAATACTTTACTTATGATTGTAGATGAGAGTGATGACTGATGATTATTGATTGGTTCACCGATGACCCTTATGAGCCGCCTGTAATCTATGAGCGCACTCGTGGGGCTGATGGTGTACTACATGAAAGGTACATCATGAAAGGAGATGATGACTATGTTGTACCCCATTGTTGGGTAGCAGAAGATGCACCTAAATGGGTGATGAATAGATTGAAGGGTCACCATGCTAAGATTCATAATGAAATTAAGGCTAAAAGTATTGATGGTAAAGACCTTGTAAAAGTAACAGTACAACACCCTAACACGCTTTGGGAGATAAAAGACAAATGCCCTAAGTGGACTTATGAGGCTGATGTTAATTACTTAGACCAAATTTTACTTACTAACTATCCCGATAAGTTACCGGAGTTCAAACCTCGTATATGGTACTTTGACCTTGAATGGAATGCAGATGATACTGACCCATATACTACAGTCATGGCTGTATCGGATAACTTTAGTGAACACCCAGTAGTCTTTGCGTGGAGTGAAGAATCTATCCGTGATACTATTACTAAGACTGAATGGATTGATAGGTACAATGGGTATGAACTTAGGACATATCCTAATATACACAAAATGCACGAAGGCTTCCTTGACTATCTCGATGAGTGTAATCCCGATATGTTAGTAGCACACGCTATTGCTTGGGCTGACTTACCTCATCTTTACCATCAGTTAGGGGAACTAAGAGAAAGACTGTCGCCTGTCAAAAGACTGATAGCACCTAGCAAAAAGACTGGTGCATACAGAACTACGGCACAACCTATCAAGGGTAGACTCATATTCGATACTGCGGCACAATGGACAGACGGTAGTGGCTTTGAAGGGATATGGCAGAAGTCCGGTAGAGGACAGGCTCAATCCCGTAAGTTAGATTGGTTCGCTACTGAACTTGGTTTCGGTGGTAAACTCACAAATGACATTGAAGGTATGGATGTTTTCAATGGTTGGAAAGAATACTATGATGACTTCGTAGATTACTGTCTAGTAGACACTACACTACTTCGTGACTGTGATGAGAAACTTAATTGTATTTCATATCACATAGCGATGCAACAACTAGCAGGAGTATCATTCGGTAGTACTCACAAAGTCACTCGATACTTTAGAGGACTGATGGGTAGGCGTACAGATTTGAAAGCCCCATCATCTTACAAAGAACAAAGACCCGAACTACAGGCCGCATGGGTTATGCCTCCTGTAGCGGGCAGACATGAAGGAGTAGCATTGGTAGACTTTGCTTCTCTATATCCTAACATTATACTCTCCGCCAATCTTTGTTATACAACATTAACAGATTCGCCGGGCGAGAATATTTTAACAATTAAAGTTCCACCTAAGTATGATGACAAAACGGGCAACCCAATCCCCGGTACAGGGGGTACTTTCCACTGGAAACAGGATGAAATGGGATTGTTACCTTCTGTAGTAAAGGATATGCTAGACCTACGAAAGAAGTACAAATCCCTCATGCGTGAGGCTGATGATGCTGATACTAAACTAGGTTACAACATGCTACAAATGGCTGTGAAGGTTGCTGTCAATGCAATTTATGGTATGACAGGAAGTAAAGTAATAGCGGGTCAATGGAGTAGTTATCCTATTGCTCAATGTATTACTTACTTAGGTAGAGAATCTATTACTATGCTTACTGAGAAGAGTGCAGAAAGAGGTTACATACCCTTAGCAGGTCATACTGATTCAGCGTACATCAAAGTCCCATTCGATAAAGCAGAAGAGATTGCTAACTATCTAACTGATATAGCGCAAACTGAAATGAACTTGAAGCATCTTGATGTTGAACTTGAGGCTTACTTCGACTATTGGCTTACTGCTTCTGTAAAGAATAGAAACTTCGGAGTTAAAGTATGGCCGAAAGAAGAAGCAGGACAATTAAAGGTGACAGGCTTCTCAATTATTGCATCGAGTTCATCACCTATATGTAGGAGAGTTCTCAAAGAAGCATTCAATATTATTGCTACTGGTAAAGATGAAGATGATGTATGGAATAAAGTAAGACCTATAGTAAAGTCAGTATACAGTGGAGAAGTTTCTATTGAAGATGTAAGTGCTTACGGGCGATTGTCTAAACATTTAGATGAATATCATCCGAGTCATACACCTATGACCGCTAAGGCGGCTATGTATTCTAACACGCACCTTGATACTGATTATGGTAAGGGTGAGGGTATCAAGTGGGTACACATAGATGGTGTACCGGAAGGACAACCACCGTGTAATGTAATAGCCTATGATGATGTATCTCAACTCGAAGGTTATGAGATAGATTGGAGTACCATCGTGGACAAGTCAATTACTAAGAAATTGAAACTTGTCTATGAAACATTAGATTGGGATTTAAATAGATTAACCGAGAGGCGGATACCTAAGAAATACTGGTGATAATATGAAGTGCAAAACCCCATTAAGATGTAGGCCCGAATTTGAAGGTAAAATTAACTGTAAAAGATGTACAAAGGAAGCGAAGGTTGAGGCTGAACAATTTTTAGATTTAATTGATTGAGGTGATAAGATGAGTAAACATGAAGATGAAGTGTGTAAGAAGATACTGATGAGAGCCGAAGTAGGTAAAGCCAAGTATGGTGTGACTATGGAAAGAACAGACTTAAACATTGTAGAATGGCTTACACATTTACAGGAAGAACTGATGGATGCGGCAGTATATGTTGAGCGTCTTATTCAAGATTACAAAAAATACGCACACAGGAATGAGATTATAGATTTACTAAAGGAGTTGAATGATTGAGATACAATCCCAATGGTGATGATAGTCGCCCTAAGATAGAAGATTACCTAGAAGAAACAGGTAATGTAGAACAGGCTGAATCTTACAAGCGTAGTACATACGCATGGAATCCTAGCCTACAAGATGGTTCTATTCTAAGAGTAACTAAGTCAAGCATAGGTACATTCGGTTGGTGTCCACAGCAGTACTACCTTGAGAAGTTCAAGGGGTTGCGTGGGGAAACAGTAGACCATCACATAAGAGGACTCAATGTTCACGATATGATGGAATGGTTTTGGGCTAACTTCACTAGAGAACAAGAAGATTCAGTGTTAAATTTAATTCATGAAGGACAGGAAAGAGAAGCGATGAAATTGTTTTTCAGTTCTGTCCCTGCCCCTCCTTCGTCTTATGAGTTCGGTGAAGACGAGCAAATAGAACAATGGTTGCGTTGGCAGTTCTTACGACTGAAAAGCACTGACGGTAGGTATTGGCGACCCGTTGGAATAGAAGCCAACATACAGGCTACACGCTTTGTAACAGTAGAGGGTGAGCAAATTCCAATTCACATGAACGGATTTATAGATTCTCTTTTCGCTACTGGTGAGGGTGGTTTTGCCCTTATGGAATTAAAAACTGGTAAGTACAATAAGTATAAAGTTACTTCGATGAGGAAGGAAATGGCATTTTACAAGATGATGTTAGACCATAGTCCTCATCAAGAATTTCTTCCTATTACACATTGGGGATGGGAATTCCCCGGTGGCGGTATTAACGGTGGTGTCGGACCAACTATCTATTATGAAGATGTTAGAAAAGTTGGTGCAACAGAAAAAGATTTAGTTAAATTATTGAAAGCCCACATAGATATGGAGTTTCCACCAACTCCTTTCTTGGGTAGATTGAAAGAAGGTATTCCATTAGAACAACAGAACTTAAAATGTAATTGGTGTGGTTATCAAGAACATTGTGAGTTTTGGTCACTAACGGATGAAGTATTAGATAAAATAGAGGTATAAATATGAATGCAAGTATAGAATTGATGAACGCAGTATTGAATGATTATGTAGGGGTACTTAATGTAAGTGTTAAGATACATCTATCAAAAGGATTGAGGACAAGTACATGGGATGTAAAGACCATGCGCCAAACTACTTTAGATGAGTTTGGTATGGAAGGAGAAGGATTTGAAAAGGTGAAACATCCTAAGCAAGTAAACTATCATTTACATCCTAGTCTTTTAACGGTTGAAAACATAGTTGAAACATACAAAGAATTGAAAGAAGATTTAGACAAAAAGATATTTTCAATGAGGTGATACTATCGCTTTTGTGCCAATAGACTTCCCTCGTGAAGTCCTAGAATTACCAAGTAGTGGTGCTAGAGGTTGGCGCAGAATAGTTCATAATGCTGATGATTTAGAAAAATATTGGCGAGGCAAAAACGGTAGCGGTAATGTATACTTTACGGCTTATGGTTACACTGAAACTAAAGCACCAAAGCATCACAGGGTAGATTATAACACCCCGTTGATACATCATTTTGTTATGGACTTTGACTGTAAAGATTTCAAAAGTGGTGGTGAAGATGTTGAGTTTGAAAAACCACATGAAGAAGTAAAGAAGTTACATAAGTTACTACTAGAAGATGATATATTACATTACATTTGGTTTAGTGGTGGTGGCTTTCATGTATGGATACCACTCAGTGAAACTATTAGTCCTAAGAATGGTAATGAATTATCAAGAGTAAAACACTCCGGTAGAGTTCTTATCAACTCATGGGAAAAGAAGATAGGTATGTTACGATGTAACGACCCTACTGTAGCATTCGATACTAGTGGTATGATTCGTATACCTAACTCGTATAATGCAAGAAGAGAATGTTGGTCTATCCCTTTGAGTGCTGATGATGTACTCAATGGTGATTTTGATTATTACATGGACATGGCACAGGAGAGTCAATCCGGTTACAAACCGCTAGGACAAAATAAATTAGAATTTAAAGTAATACAAAGTAGATTAATGACTATGAATGATGTTAAGCCTATTGAAATACCAACGGTGTACTTAGATGACATAGTAATTCTTCCTTGCTTATCTCAAGCCGCATTAGGCGGCGGTAATCCTACTCATCGTGCTAGATTTCATTTAGCATCATACCTAGCAGACAGATTTCGTATGTTCTTTCCTGCTTGGAAAATTTCAAATGAAGAAAAGAAGAAACATGCGGGTATAATTTCTAAATTTTGCGGAGGGCAGAATTGGGTTGACTACAATAAAGATGTAACTGAGCATCAAGTTACAAGTATAGTCATGGCGGGTTACCCTCACGCTACATGCACTACGCTTTATGATGAAGGATTTTGTATTGGTAAATGTAAATTCTATGATGGAAGTGGAGATTGGAGTGAATAAACATGAGTAATATATTTGATAAGTATTTTGAAAAGAAACACACGATACATGCTAATAAATGTAGAGTATGCAGAAAAGCACTATCGAGGAATAATTTTTCGGGTAAAACTATGGTTTGTAAAACATGTTATGATGATAAAGAAAAGTTACCGAAAGAGTTTTTCTGTAAGGCAATCAGTAAGTCAACAAAGAAAAGATGTAAACAAGTAGCAATAGATACAGATTATTGTACAATTCATAAAAAACAAGGTGAAAGTAATGGTGAAAATTGATTTAATAATAGACAGTAATGAAAGAGGAATGTTCTGTGAAGCCGTTGAAAGACGGGCTAAGAGCGCAGGTATGACAGTGATAAGACAACCATTAGTTGTAGGTGACTACAAACTCGGTGGTGCGTTAGTAGAGGCTAAAAGCGTAACAGACTTTTACCAATCAATGTTTAGTGGTCATCTTCAAAGACAGTTAGATAACATGGATGCCAATTATGAAAGATTCTTCATAGTAGTTCATGGTGAAATATCCAAACATGCTAAATTCATACGAGAACGATTTAACGCTAACATTCCCATATCACAACTACAAGAAACATTCACTGGTTTTATGGCTAGAATTATGGCTGATTTTGATTGTCAAGTATTCTATACTAATACAATAAGTGAAGCGGCACAGTTTGTAGTAAAGTTACATGATAAACTTCACAAACCCGCTAGTAGACATGGGGCGCATACTATTCGTAGAGTGGGTAGTAACGACTTGCGACTGGATGTAGTGATGACTATACCGGGTGTAGGGCGTGAGTTAGCAGAAAGATTACTTGAGAAATGCGGTAGCATAGAAGAGATGTGCTTTCCCGATTCACTGAAACAAATAAAAGGACTTGGCGAAGTGAGAAGAAATTTAATTATTAAAGTATTAACAAGTGAAGAAGAAGTTCGACAGGAAAGGAAGGTAAGGCGAAGTAAATGATATATAAACCAATTAAGAAATGGAAGATGATAGAATGAATTATAAAAATTACCAAGCGATAAAAAAGTTTGAAACATTAGAAGCATACTTACACCACTTTTCTCTAACTTCAATGAAGAATGAAATACCGGGTCTACTTTCCTTTTTCTACATCCAAGGTCAAGCATTACTACCGTATGTAAGAATACCTACGGGAGATTCACACCTTGACCCTAGAGTGCATGTATTTTGGATTCAACCTTCAAGGACAGGTAAATCTGTTGCATGGAACTTTATTGGGGATGTAATGAAGAATGCCGACCTAGATTATGAATTATATTCTACAGGTACAGATGCGGGTTTGATAGGTTCTAACAAACAAGTATTCGATGAGAACGGTAAACCAACAGGCGAAACTGAAACTGTGAAAGGTCTACTAGCAGGTCAAAAGGGTATCAATGTAGATGAAGGTTCAATTATTTTAACACCTAATAAACACAGTCAAGAAACTGTTCTATACTTACAGACGGCTTGTAATTCAGTAGGTAGTGGTGGGAATATATTAGTAAAACCAATGAAAGGAGATATAATTAAATGTGAATCTTTAGTTTCACTTTGGATTACTACTTACCCGCCAAAAGGTGTTAAAGAATATGTACTCACTAAAGGTATCTTTCAGCGTGTATTACTTTACTGGTCACATTGGGATATGGATATGAGGCAAGATGTAAGTAATACTAGACTTGGAACCTTTTGGAAGAAGCCTGTTCAAACAGATTTGACTAAAGATGACATCTATGATTATTTTAAAAATACAGAAAAGAGAGTAAGAGATAGATTACTTAATCTCGCAGAAATATCATTTACAGTATGGGATGAAATGAGTCGTGATGAGCAAGAAGAAATAGCACAACAATATATGTGGGATATGTTTACTGCTGATGATGATTATCAAACTGCTCTCTATCAAGCATCCGATGAAATATTCGATTTACTTAGAAACATGTCAGCCGGTATGTCCGAGATTGTAGCATCTTTCACTCCGGCGGTAGAAAACTATCTTGGTATTATATCTTTACACATGGCAGTATTAGACCAAAAATGGAAGATAACTGCTAAGCATGTTGACATGGCATTTGATATATTATTAGACTTATTTAAAAATCTTATATCTTGGTTAGAAGATTCGGTGGAGATTGGTGGTAACAAAGGCAAAGAAAGTAAAATCCACGAAGATATGCTCAAGGCGTACAATGATTGTACAGGATATGAAATAGAAGGAAATGGAGATGGTTGGAGAAGACAAGCATCATTAGAACAACTTTACATGGGAACTGTAGGCGTATCTAAAAGCACAGTAAGAAGACACTTCAAAGATTACGCAAGTAAGTTATTTAATCGTAAAAAGAGTGGTGGAAGAGTTTATTTCCGTAGAAAGGGTGCGAATAACCATGAGTGACATTTTAGCATTAGATATTGAAACGAGTAACTTCTCTTGGGAGATAGGTGGTTGGGATAAAACTGCTTCCTTTGACCCCTCAGTAGTTGCTACTTGGGATGGCGATGTAGGTACTATATATTGCAACAAAAGTTTAGATGTAGATGCTACAGTAAAGGCATTACACCCTCGTACACTCGGAGAAGATTTAGCAGACCATGTAGAGAAAGGTGGTAAAATCATAGGCCATAATATAAAAGGATTTGATTTACCTGTACTTAGAGATGCATTAGATTGTTGGACAGCCGGTGACTTGTTAGGTAAGAGTGAAAGTATTATTGATACTAAGCATCTAGTACAAAGGGCGGCGGCAACTATTGGTAAAGTAGATACATCTTTAGGAATATTGATAAAGACCACTTTAGAGGACAACAAGTTAATGAACAGTGAGGATGCACCTATAGCATGGAGAGCAGGACAATACGACGATGTTGCTAAATATTGTTTGAGTGACGCACAACTTACATTCGATTTGTATAATTTTGGTAAAAGCGAAGGTTATGTAAATTCGAGAAACTTAGAAACAGGCGAGATAAATAAAATAGAGGTTGATTGGTAATGGCAGAAATAGATAACGGTAAAAGTAAAGCACAAATACACAATATAAGGGCGGCAAAGATTGTATCGGAAACGGTAAAATCCACACTCGGTCCTATGGGTATGGACAAACTAATGTTAGACGGTGGTGGTAATGTCATTGTAACTAACGATGGGGCAACCATCTTGCGTGAACTTGATGTATCTCATCCCGGTGGTAAAATGATTGTAGAAGTGGCAAAGACACAAGAGAGTTTGTGTTATGATGGTACTACAAGTACAGTCATATTAGCCGGTCAATTATTGGCTAACAGTGAAGCATTGTTTGAGCGTGGGTTACATCCAAATGTAATATGTCGTGGTTATCACGAAGCAACTCAAATGGCGATAAAGTATCTTAACACTGATATTTCTCAATCAAGTAAGAAGAGAGATGTATTAGTTTCAGTAGCAAAGACCGCTATCACAGGTAAGACATTAGAGAATGCAATAGATACAGTAGCGGAACTGTGTGTATCAGCAGTAGAAACTGCCGGTGATGCTGAAAGCGTAAAGGTAGTATCATTCCCCGGTGGGTCACTTGATGACTCTTATCTGTATAATGGTGTTATAGTAAACAAAGACTATGTGTTAGATGGAGAAGACGATTATACAGATATTCTACTTATCAATACAGGATTAGAGAATGAGAAAAATGAGGACAATGTACAAGTTCAACTTGATGCTAAGTCATATCAAAGTTACAAGGCATCCGGTAAAACAAATCTTATTTCTCTTGCTAAGAATATAGTCGAAGCATTACCTAAAGGTGGTGTAGTATTTGTTCGTGATAAAGTGAATGACCATGTATGTGCGTATCTAAAGAAGAATAACATTATGGTAATTAGACATACACCGGAGTCCACTCTTAGAGCATTATCAAAGGTTACTGATAGTGTCGTATGTCAAACACCCGAAGAAATTGAATCATCAAGCAAAGCAACTATTTCAAGACAGAAACATAACGATGTTTGGTATTTGTTTGTATCTAGTGATAACAAACATAGAGAAGCATCATTAGTTCTTCGTGGCGCAACAAGTCATACACTTGATGAAGTAGAGAGAGGATTCGATGATGCGCTTGGTGTAGTATCTTTAGTGTTAAAGAATAACAACTTTGTAGTGGGCGGTGGTATCGCATACGCTCGTATGGCGGCACATTTGCGACAACATGCGGCTCAAATAGGGGGTAGAGCGCAGATGGCAATAGAAGCCTTCGCTGATGCTCTTGAGGTAATCCCTGCTACCATATCCGAGAATGCCGGACATGACCCACTAGATACCATACTTGCTATGCGACATGAAATACTGCGTGGTAATACTGAATATGGACCGGATGTAGAAGATGGGGGAGTTGTAGACTTAGCATCAAAGGGTGTCTTTGAGCCTACTGAACTTGTCCGTCAAGCAGTACTGAGTGCGAGTGAAGTCACTAACTCTATTCTAAGAATAGATGACATAGTAGCAAGAAGGCCGTTGGAGTGATTAATATACCGGGTAAGAAAACTGCTATATTATGTCCTAAATGTAAAAGAAAAATGAAAAGAGTTTATGAAAGAATAAAGAGCAAATTTACAGGAATAGGAAATCGTTGTAGAGATTGTAACCGCATATTCATTGATAGTTGATTGTATGGGTCGTCTACTTGATAGGTTGAAAGTCAAGTGTAGAGCCTGTAGTCACAGGCATATAGCACGAAGATTATCGGCTCGCTATCTTGATGATGATAGAGAAAGAATTACTTTACTTCAATGTCGTAAGTGCGGTCACTTTTGGCAAGACTCGGCCATGAAATAAAATAACAGTGAAAGTATTATGAGAATAATTTTTACTACTATTTTTTGATTGGGCCTATATTCACTGTAAGCGAACAAAGGTTGGGCTATTTCCACCTACAGTACACACGAATCTACCGTATCCACTTGCAACTATAGTAGCACCTGCGAATGTAGCAGTGTCACCTGTATCTTGATTCTTTATCTCTACTACATAACCCGCAGGGAATGCACCCGAAGTTGATACAGCACATGTTCCGCTTCTTGTGGCTAAAATGAGTATATTGGCATCTGCTGATGATATAGTAAGAGATGTTACGGCTGTAGTCAATACTCTATCAAATACTGAGCGAGTGTATCTTGCGGCATCCGTTCCACTAAAATAAAGTACATTCTTTTGAAGGTCACCGGCTGTAGTGCTTGCTATCTGTGCGCCATAACCCATCCACATACCACCTAATCTAGTTGATGTGAAACTACCTGCACCTATTCCGGTATGAAAAGCGTCTAAATCTGTGTGTGAATCTATTGCATCAGTAGCACCAACTGCACCTATTACAACAGGTGTAAAGTAAACAGGTGAAGGTCTAACGAATATTCTTTTATCATTTACCTCACTTATGTTTACATTTAAATCCCCACCACTACCACTGTGTATTACTCTTAAAACACATAAGACTACACTATGGTCATTAGTAGAGGCGGATGGGGCATTCAAGAAGGCATGAGGTGTTACAGGGTACAAGTTAGTACTTACCGTACTTGCTGTTCCCATCTCCATCTTTACATGATTAGTACCGGAATCGGCGCACAGATACACAGTAACTAATGCTTCTTGACCGCTAGATAATGCTGTATTACTACCTTCTGTGTTTGCTTGAGTAATAGTGTATGTAGCACTACTACCCACACCACCGGCAAATGAATATACTAGACCATCTAATACAGCGTGACCACCTGTTACAGTAAATGTATTATTACCAGTTCTCTCACAGATACCGGGTAAATTCTCCGGTTGTAATCTATTACTCGCCCCTTTAGCCGTATCTTCTTCTAATATGATACCGTTTCCGTGTACCCCTTCAAGAAGATTAGTTAGTGTTGGTGAAGTAATATGGTCACCATCTGCTAAGCCATCTACCGGTTGAGCCGTTCCGCTAAGCGTCATGTTATGATTTGTATGCCCCGATAATGGATTTCCTGTCATTATATCACCTCTAAACTTATTTCTATTTTAACTTCGTTTTGTGTTGTTTTGATTAATGGTCTTGTGTTGTATCTTGCTATACAAGAGAATACACCGTTTGAATCTTTACTTAGTAAGACTACTTCTTTTATTGTATCTGTAAATGCATCTGCAATCGGTAGACTTGCCTCTACCAGTAAAGTAGTATCATCTACTATAGTAACTATAGGTGTTAAAGTAATAGCAGGTCTTCCTGCACCCCCATCATCATTAGTAGCAGGTGTTCCATCAAATCCTAATACTAATGTATTAATTGACGATTGTAATGTATTTAGTAATGTAGACTTTATTCTAGTTGATACGGGCATTATAATCACCTTCTATTTCTTGTGTTTTATTCATACCAATAGGTAAACCACTCTTCCCTATTTGGCCTCTTGTGTTGTTACCTTTAACACCACCTATAAGGAAAGCAGTTGTAGATACTATTCTTTCACTTACTCTTACTACAGTTTTTATTTGTATTCTTCCAAACATAGTAATATTTTCTTTTAAGTTTTGAATAAAAGAATTCGGATTAGTTTCATTACTCTCCATACTTATTCCCTCATTTATTCCTTGTAATATACCCTCTAGTCCGGTATCAATAGTCAAAAGAACTAAATCAGCACTCCTTCTCAAAGGATGATGCACTACCTCAGTAACTACATGTTGAGTACCACCATAATCAATTGCCATGCCGGGTCTTAAATCATTTAAATTAACATGACCTTGACTCGTTATCGAGCCACTTTCTAAAGAATTAGCACGAAGTATTTGTCTACCAACTCTTCTAGCGGCCATAGTAGTGTTTACAGTTGCATCAAAGATTGGTTGCCCTTCTATTACCTCACCATTTACTCCGCTTTGTCTATCGGTATCATCTAGTGTTACAATTACAGAATCATTCAAAGCAAGGGGTTTACCTTGAATTGTAATTCTGTTAGGTATGTTTGCTACTTTGTCACTAGATTGAGAGCCAGTTTTCATATTTGGGTCTACATAAATATTCGATTCGCTAAAACTTATCGGCACATAAATCATATTACCAAATCTATCTAACATAGTCATTCTTGTATCATGCCTACCAAGGAATCTTAACGCTGACATAATATTTATTTTATTGAAATCTTTTGCTACAAATCTATTAGAGTGTTTTCTATCATCACTTTTCTTACTATTTGTTTTAGATATGTTAAAACTCGTAAGGCTACTGTTTGTAATTGATTCACCTAATTTTATTGCTAAATCAGTAGTTCTAAACCCGACATCAATAGGTTGACCTAATCTAACTTCGTTACTATTGAATCCTATATCGGAAAGTGATTTGTCTTTCATATTAGTCAAATTGATTTTATTACCATCTACGGTAGAAGGGAGAAGTCTTTCACTTTGTGCGTGTGCATTATACAGTAGAGAAGGTAAATTGGTTGATGAAATAATTTCAGCGTTAAAGAATGGAATTGCTGTCGAAGAATGTCCATCTCCACCTTTGTATAATAGTTCAACAAACGATTGTCCTTCGACGATTCTAAATGTAGTATCGGGCATGATTTGGATTTCTTGATAATATTTATCCGCTTTGTATAATACATTATTACTTTCACTTTTATTTATTTTAGTAAAATGTACAGCGTTATCTACAATCACCGGTTTACGAACATGTTTCATAATATTGGAAAAGGTTTCAGTTCTCCCATCGTAAATATTTTTAATCAACCTACCCACTCAATCAACTCCCGTCACCCGTATGGTCACCATCATTAAACGACACATCACCCTTATGTCCTTTAGGATGAAGGGATTGACTAAATCTAGGTTGTACGGTAAAATCTTTTCTTGTAGTTTTAGTACCATCTTCATTAACAGTTTTCTTTCTACTAGCATCAGCCCTGTAATGTTGTAATGTATTTTCACTAATTACTACCCTTCCTACAGTATTATTCATTGAGGGTATTCTTCTTACTGTATCTGTATATGTAATACCTTTAGTATCTATATCCGATAAAGTAGGATTGTTTCCTTTTAGTATCAATGGAGAATGTGAAAAAATATTATTATAAACAGGTGCATAAGGTGGGTTGGTATCGGGGTTGGTTGCTCTTAGATAGAAACCTGCGGATGCTCTAGCATTAGGCATATCATAAGCAAATATACCGTACTTACCACCTACGGTAAGTTGATGAATACTCATTAGAATATAACTCGATATATACTGTGGACTACCGATATGTAAATACATCGTATTAAAAAATTGCACACTTAAACTATTTATTTTTCTAATAGGTCTTAACATTAGTGATATTTCTTTTTCTGTTTTATTTGCATCGGCATTGTATGTTCCTGTGAAGTATGGATTTGGAGATTTATAAAGAGTCGGACCGCTTA